TTCCTCACGCTCGGCCTCCAGATCGTGCCACAGTAGAAAATGCGCGCCTGGATCTGATTCAACGATTTCCTTAGCTTTGGCGCACCGCTCAACGATGCTCTCGCGCTTCTCGGCGCTTTCCTCCTGTAAAGATTCCGCCGTGTCGTTCAAGAGCTTGTACTGGCCGTCTCGATCCTGCGCATGACCATAGCCCATCGAAATTATGTGCGTCCTGACCTCCATTGGCGGCAAGTCATAACCTTTGTCGTCATACCCGAGATCGGACGGCTTGGAAATGAACAGTGCCCATGTCGACACCCACAGCCAAAATTCTTCTTCCTTGTGCGGGTACAGAGTCAGATTGTTTGCGTGCGTTGAATCTCTTTGGAAGAATCTCGTCAAGGCCTGGCCAGTATCCATTACCTCGAGAAACCCAGCATAATGGATCAGCTCCTTGAGACGGTTCGGCGCCGGCGTGGCGGTGGCGACAAGTTTATATCTCACGCCTTGGAATTTTGGAAGAAAAGTCTGAAATGTCTTACTCCCAAAGGACCGCAATACAGCGGCCTCATCCAGCACCGCGCACGCAAATTTCTGCGGGTCTATATCTCCATCCCGGACGCGCTCATAATTGGTTACGTAGATTCCGTCGTTACACAGATCATCCATTTTTGTGATATAGCGCAGGGTCTCTTTCCATCCGAGGAGGTCAGCGGCATCATGAATAAATTCCTGTCGAACGCCCAACGGCATTACAATCAGTGCCATCCCGCCGCCTTCATGCGCCAGTACAAGCCTGCAGAATTCCAATTCCTGAGCCGTCTTTCATAGTCCGAAGCTCTCAAATAGGGCCCGGCGGCCACCGGCACAGGACCAGAGCACCCCATCCCTCTGGTGGGGTTTTAATGCCGGATTGATCTCGTCTGGCCGAACTCGGAATCCGCTTGTCGGTGCTGTTACGATTTTTGCTTTTAAAAAGTCCAGATAGCTCATACATTGCACCCTCGGGTTATCAAGCCGCCCTGGCGGTAGGTTGCCCTATCTTCGCTTACATACAATGCGTCTACGCTCCCCAGATCGAAGAATCCGACAAGCTCTTTATCCTGATAGGCATACACGACGTCTCCAATATGCTCAATACGTGTGATCGGCAGGTTCGTGTGCCCATCTCGCCAGCGGACAACTAGATGTTTCATCATTTCACCTCATCGTATGGATCTGGTAAGCTCCAGTTCCATGTCCGGCCCCCGGAGAAAGCGTCGCGGAAGTAGTTGTTCTGGCCGTCACCTGTGAACCATAGGTAATTTTCCGGCAGCACGCGCCCCACATTTTCGTCTCCCTGCTTCTCCATCTGCCACCGCGTCAGCACGTCCACCGCCAGATCATAGAACCTATCCTTTACGGGATTGCTCGCGGAATAACCAGCGAATTGTCCCGGCGCCGTCACGATGGACTTAATCGATCCGCCGTATGTATCCACCCGGTTTAACACGCACCACGCGACCGCGGCTTTTTCCTCCGTGCTGATCCAGTCGCTCCCGGCTTCGCCGTAAATAAGCTTGGCCAGCAACTCCGCATCGTTTTCATCGACGGTAACATCTGGTTTCGCGGTTGGCGTCTGCTCGGGAGTAACCACCGGTGTTGGTGTGGGTTCTGATGTCGCCGCCGGAGACCGTGTGGGTTCTGACGTCGCCACCGAAGTGGGCGTGGGCGCTGGATCCGGCGTGGCTGCCCATATCGTGAAGGTACTCGACACCTCCGCAGGCTTGTCCGATTCGGGCATCCGAAGTCCTGAAAACGGGACCCAGGCAAACGCAATCAAAACCCCTGCGGAAATACGTACCATTCGTTTTTTCAATTCACTCTTCATTCGGCCCCCCTGGTTCTCCAAGCCGTAAGTGCTCGCTTACGGTTCCAATGAATTTTTTTACGTCAGGCGGCAGCGCCGTATATTTTTTTGCGCTTTCCCGGCGGGCCCGAAACACCCGGATGAAGTGGGACATGATCACGGTGTTAAATTCCTCCTCGCCGGTATTGCCCCAATCAACAAGGGTCTGGGGAGAGCCGATGGCCCTCTGTACTGACTCAGGAAGTTTTTTGTACTGTCTTCCCGGGGCGAAGCGGTCTGTGTTGCGGACGGCTTCTTTTACCAAGTTCCAAGCATCCATTTCGTCCATATCCTGCGTCGACTGTAGCTCTGCGATCTGGGCGTTGATGGCTCCGATGGTAGGCGGGAAAGAATCTGTCTTTGTGGCGATCAGCGCTTTCAGGGCCAACATAACGACCTCGGCTGGCTTGTCCGCGAACATGCAAGCCCATAGCCTCATGGCCGCTTTCCTTTCGGCATCCGTCTGGCGATTGTAGAATGTCGGAAACGCCGTGGTCAGGATATCCATGACCGGCCCCATATCGTTTAATGTCATCCCACGCTCCTTTTCTCGGCCGCCATCTCAGCGGCAAGCTCCGTGAAGCTCTTACGACTTCCCGATGCTTGTCCCGCCCTCTGATCTTTTTCTCGGGCATACTTGTCTTCCAATGCCTGCACATCCGCAAGTGACTTTACGTCTGCGCTAGCATATCTGCGAAGGATCGCCTGTATATAGGACCAATATGTTTTCTTCTCATCACGGGCGATATCTATCGCATATATCACCACATCCGCGCTCAGCTGCTCCGTGTAATTTTTCAAGGCATCCAGGCTCATCGGCGATGGCGACGGATTAATTCGGTCCATATAATGCCGCATCACGCGCGCGAGTTCTTGCTCTTTTCTATTGGTTATCTGTTCTAACGGAATATCTATATTTTCATTTTCATTTTCATTTTCATTTTCAGGTAGGTTTTCCGTAGCAAAACCTAGTGGTTTCCTCGGCCGGCCTCCTTTTTGGCCATTTTTTCGCCTGCTATCAATGAAATTTTTTCTTTTGAAGATTTCCTCCTCAAGCCGTTTGTTGAAATAAAGTCCGTTTTCATCTTGCATAAACTTATCCATAACGCTAACCGAAACGGAACCTAGACAAAACCTAATGGTTTTTTCTGAAAGGTGGCCTTTTTGATGCTGAAGGCACATGAGCGTTATGTACTGCCCACGTTCTTCCATCGTCATATCGATCACGCCAGTGAGAAAATCACTGCTGTAGAAAAGGAATGCCGGATCTTTTGAATCCGTATTGTTGTCCGTAGAAATCACCACGCAATCGGAGAAAATTGCCGGACCCCACGCCGCGATCCGGATGGTTGGAACGCTTCTATAAGGGAGGAGAAAGGGATTGGAGGTATGAAGAAAATATATGAGAGGGTCCCACCGGGGCGCGGGTGATGGGCGTGTGTCAATTCACCTTTCAGCGTACCGCCCCAAATCGGCCCGGTATTTATGGGACCAGTGCCTTTAACAAACGTAAACTTCCGCGCCGGTGGCGCGCTGCACAGCCTCTTTGAAACGGACCTCGTCGCCGTTGTTGTCCGACATGTGCAGGAGGTATATCTGACGGACCATGTGCAAATCGTTGGCTTGCAGCATGTCCAGAAGATGCTCCAGGGACATGTGCGATTTCATCAGCCGCGGCACCAGCTCAATGGGGATATAGCCGGCGGCTATGCTGCGCTGTATGGCATCCAGGCTGTAATTGCATTCTGCCATAATGTGGGTCAACCCTTGAAACCGGTATCGCACATAGTAGGTGTCGGTAAAGTACAGAAGCTTTTCTCCGGTGGTCCTGGAAGTCATCAAGAACCCCAAGGGCTCCGGGGCATCGTGCTCCACGTCAAAAGGCAGGACCTGAAACGTTCCAAGCTGGAATTCCTTCAGCTTTCTTATGGCATGGACCCGGTGCCCCGAAAGGCGGCAGGCATCTATCGTGCCCTGGCTTGTGTACACATCCACCCCGCGGCCGACGAGAGCGCCTGCGGCCTTGCAGTGATCCTGGTGCGCATGGGTGATTAGGCATCCCTCCAGCTCGGACAGCCGGAAATTGCATCCTTCCTGAATCGCCTTCAGCGGTATACCCGCATCCAGCAGCAGCGCGGTGTGGCCGTCGCTTACACGGTAGGAATTTCCGCTGCTGCCGGATGCAAATACCTTTATGTCCATCAGAAGTCCGGGTGCTCGTCAAATCGCATCTGCCCGTTTTTTCCTTCTTTCACAGGTGCAGGTGCGGACGCAGGTAAGGTCTTAGGAGCAGAGGGTGGAAGTACCTCGCCGGTCATTGGATCTGTGTTTGGTGCTCCTGCTGGCGTGGGTGGAATCGCGGACGTGGAGGAAATCATCGGCGCGGGCGGAGTATTCGGGTCGATAAGATCGGTGTCAATAATATTTCCGTTGGCGTTGGCATCGATGTCGGCCTGGGCCTCCAGTTCTGCATACCTGGCTTCACGCATCTTCATGTACTGGTAGGCATCGTCTACCTTCTTGGGGTCGACAGGTATGTGCTTGGAGCCGCACACCTCACGAACCAAGGTCTTATAGGCCATCTCTTCATACCAGCCTGGCACCTCGACCTCGGTTTTCTTGCCGTCCACCCATTCGGTCTTTTTTCCGCCCCAAAATTCGGCGCTTGCTTTTTTGGGCTTCCGCTTGTCGATCTGCACCTTCGACATGATCACCAGGTTATTTTTGGCGCGATCCGCATACTCGATGAACCCGAAGCCGCCGACCACCTCACCGCGGTCAAATGGATTCGTGATTTCAAATTCATAACTTTCCACCGGGTTGCTGCCGCTCTTTTTGATCGGTTTAAAGGTATCGTTTTTATACACGAGCTCCGTTGTGACAGCAGCAGGCGCTTCAACGGCATATTTCTCGGCGATATACCGAATCCCGTTGTAGCCTTTGGTCATAGTGATGTCGTACAAATTTGTCTTGTTATTCTTGTAGGGAATCGGAAATAGCATATTGTCCTGCATCATATCTAGGCCCATCCTGGCGTAGTACACCACGTCCATAGCGAGATCGGTCATATTGACATGATTCCAGTCCACGGGGGTGTTTTCATCCCACTTGTGGTCGCTGTTGTTCTTGTTCTTACGCATACGCCCATCGTCAGCGATCTTCAGCGCGCGGTCTATGCAGATGAAATATCCCTGCACTAGCTGACGTTGATAATCGGTGATCCGCAGGTCCCCCGATACGTTGCTGGTGAATTCCTTCAGGACACACTCAGAAAAGCGCGTGCTGGCCGCCAGATTTTCATTTTTTACGGGTTCTGGGTCCTTCCCCTGGGCGGGTGCTTCAGGAGCGGTATTTTTCTTATTTTCCATCGGATAATCCTCCTTAATTAGTCTTGATTAATTCCTGCCGGCACTTCCGGCAGACCATCTTTCCTTTGAACTCCGACACCCCGTCGCTTGCTCCGCAGAAAACGCACGTAACTTGATATTTGCGAAGGATGATCGCCTCGTTTTCAGTGAAAATTTCTATCGGGGTACCCTGGGAGATTTCCAGCACACGCCGCAGTTCTATAGGGAGCACGAGGCGCCCGAGCTCATCAATTTTCCGAACTATACCAGTTCTTTTCATCAGGCCACCTCCAGGCGCAACTGCTTATCGGGCTCTGAAACTACGAGGCGGATCACCTGAGCCGCCACCGGCAGGATCTGTGTCACGCTTTCCGCATTGTCGATGAACACCGGCAGCGTCAGGCCCCAGTACCGGGACAGGGTATCAATGATCTCCAGGCCGGCGTTTATGCGAGCTGCGTTATTGGCGAAGGCATACGGCACCAGGCGGCCATCCTCGGCAGGGACCATGACCTCGCAGTCTTCCTTGACCCCGCCGTTCAGCTGATCGACAAAAAGCCGGAACCGGACGGTCTTGAAACGCTCGTTTATGCGCTCGGTCAGCATACGCACTTTGGCCCGGACGAATTGTTCGCACAGGTACACACCGCGCTCCAGATTCTCAAATTCCCGCGAGAGGCTCTTTTCTTGAGTCTTGAGATCCTGGATGCGTTCCAGCTGGCCGGCGGCAATGTCAAGACGCGCTTTCAATGCCTTCTTGGTCTCCGCCTGATCGTACAGGTCCTGGATCTGAACGGTGAGCCTAGCAGCTGCCACCTGCGCGCGGTCGGCCGCGCTGCGGTTATCACTTTTCAGGCCATCGATGCGGTTCATAAGCTCCGCATATTCCTGCGTGCTCTCAAAAGGCGGAAAGGTCTGCAACCGGGCGCGGGCATCATCGGACAGGCGGCTGTAATTCCCGGCAGATTCAATAGCCTGCCCTGCCTTGGTTTCAAGCTCAGATATCCGTTTTTCTGTCTCTTCGAGCATCCCCTTGCTGCACTCGCACTTCCCGGTGCTGTTGATCTCCTCCAGTTTCTTGGATTTTTTCAGGTTAAATTCTTCGCGCAGATATTCTATCTGCTGCGGGGGAAGACGCTGTCCGCATGTTGGGCAAGTTTCCTGGCCCTCGTCGAAAACGAGGTCATGTTCCTGATCCCATTCCTGGGTAATTTCCTCGCGCCGCCTCTTCATGCGATCCAGCTTCCGGCGGGCGATCTCTGCTTCGTTGTTGGCATCTGCGGCAATGCGGCGTTGCTCACGTTCAGCGGCCGTCATCTTATCCGCTTCCTCGAGAGCGGCGGCATTCGCGGCGCTGGTCTTACCCGAATAGGCTGCCCTTGCTTCCGCCAGTGCAGTGTTGGCCTCGGCCATCTGCTGGCGAGTCGAT